GCCCTAGCAGACTTGCCAAGATGATAGACTTTTTCCTTTAGGAGGAAATATGGCTAACACAACTTTTAATGGTCCAGTTAGATCAGAAGGCGGATTTGAACAAATCAGCAAGAACACTAGCACAGGAGCAGTAACAACTAATTTAGATGTAGATACTAGTGGTAATTTAGTTACCACAGGTTATGTATCTTCTTATGATAATGTTGTTTCAATTGAGGATGCTACTTATTCAGTAGAATCAACTCAATCTGGAGCAGTATTTACTCTAAATAGAGCAGCAGGTATTGTAGTAACATTACCTACAGCAGCAGCAGGTTTACAATATACATTTATTGTAGGTACAACTTTCACAGGTGCAGGACAAATCAATACAGACAATTCCAGTGACTTATTCTCTGGTTTTGCTACGATCTTTGATCCAGCAACTGCAACCGATAACAACACTTTCATTCCTGATGCCAGTGATGACGATACTATTGATTTAGGAACGGCAGCTCAGGGTTGGCTTGTAGGCGGAATTATCCGTTTAAAAGCAACCACAGCAGCAGTATGGCACTGTGAAGCCTTTCTTCATGGTGATGGTACACTAGCTACTCCATTCGAGTAAGGGGGTAAATAATGGCTGATGCAGTAACTTCACAAACCATCATTGATGGTGAAAGAAACTGTATTATGAAATTTACCAATGTCAGCGATGGCAGTGGCGAATCCGCAGTAGCTAAAGTAGATGTATCTGCTTTAAGTTCTAACTCTGAAGGTGTTTCATGTTCAGAAGTTAGAGTTATGCGAGTTAGTCACGCCATTGTTGGTATGAGTGTTCAAATGTTTCTTAATGCTACAAGCAATGTTTTACTTATGGAACTAGCTGAAAGCAGTAATGGACATATGGACTTTCAAGATTTTGGTGGACTTCCAAATAATGCAGGGAGTGGTAAGAATGGAGATATTCTTTTTACCACTAAAGGTCATAGTTCAGGAGATACTTATTCCATTGTTTTAGAAATGGTTAAAGTATATTCTGATTAATCGGAGATATTATGAAATATATTATTTCAGAAACAGGTGAATTTCCACCTCAATATAAAGTTCTTCAAGAAAGTGAAGATGGAATATGGAAACCAATTTTTGGTCCTGATCCTGATCTTGAAGATGCTCAACGAAAAGTTGCAGAACTACAATCTGTTAAAAAGACTGTAAAGAAAGCAAAAGAGCCAAAAAAGGAAACACCTAAGAAAGCTCCAGCTAAAAGAGGTAGACCGAAAAAAACTGCTACTAAAAAGTAGCTTAACTAACTTTGTTTATAGTGCCCTTATAGAGGGTACTATAACTATTTAATTTAAAAGGTAACAATATGCCAATGAAAAATTCAGGAATGTGGAGAAATAAAAACTCTTCTACTAGCAAAAAAGCTACACCTTACAGAAATAAAGGCGTAACAGAAGTTGGAAAAGAATCTAAAACTGAATCATACAAAGAATATGTACAAAAAAGATTTGGTGGCGGAAAAACTAAATAAAATCTAAAAAGGTACTTAGAATAAATATTAAATAATGGAACAGGAATGTCCTGAACAATTTGAAATTTGTTTTACTCAAGATGATTGGATAAACTTTGTTACTGAGTATGAATTAGAAATTATTGATGAAATTGGTAAATTACCAATTAATACACAAGGTGATGCTGAGGCAGCAATCAATTTTACATGGGAACTTTTATTCTTATCGCCTTGGGAGTTAGCATATATAGCACTACCAATGAGTGTATTAGCATTTTATGGACTAACAATATACGGAATATTTAAGTATATACAGAGGAAATTTAAGTAATGGCAACAAGTGGAACAACAGCATTTAATCTAGACATAAGTGAAATTATGGAAGAGGCTTATGATCTTTGTGGTCTAGAGCTTCGTTCAGGTTATAGCTATAGAAGTGCAAAAAGAGCACTTAATCTTGTATTTTTAGAATGGCAAAACAAAGGTCTTAACTTATGGACTATAGAGCAAGGTTCAGCAACTCTTACTGCAGGTACAAGTAGTTATACAGCAGATTCAAGTGCATTAGATATTGTAGATGTTTTTATAAGAACTGATGCAGCAGATACTACTAAACAGTTTGATCAAAGACTAAATCGTATATCTAGAACAGAATATGCACATCAAGCTAAAAAACTTACTCAATCAAAACCTACACAGTTTTTTGTTGATAAAGATAATGATTCAGTAAAAATAGTTCTTTGGGCAACTCCTGATTCAACACAAACATATACACTTGTTTACGATTATGTAAAACGCATAGAAGATGTTGGCACAGTAGGTACTAATAATGCAGATGTTCCTTCAAGATATCTTCCTTGTTTAACTTATGCTTTGGCATATAACTTAGCCTGTAAATCACCTGAAGCTCAACAAAGAGTTCCTATGATACGACAGCGTTATGTAGAGTTATGGGATGAGGTAACTGAAGCTGATAGAGAAAAAGCTCCAGTTAGATTTGTTCCAGATGTAAGTTTTTATCAATAATGTTTAACAAAATGTTTGATAAATTATTGCAACTTTATTATAAAATTACTAAAGAAGAATATGAAATAGTAGTTGTTGAATATGATAAAGAAGGACTTATGTCCAATAGTTTTACTATTAATTTAAAGAAGATAATCAAAATTAATAATACTTATTTAAAAGGCATAGATATAGAAGGTAATGCGTATACTAAATCTTCTGTTAATCCATTTAATTATACTATTAGGAAAATATACTAATGTACGCACAAGGTAAAAAAGCATTAGGTATATGTGATCGTTGTGGATTTTCTTATAAGTTAAATAATCTCAGATATGAAATTGTTGATAGTAAAAGAAATGGTTTGCGTGTATGCAATGAGTGTTTTGATATTGATCAACCACAACTTAAATTAGGTAATATAAATACCAGTGATAATCAAAGTCTTTATAATCCTAGAGTAGATACAGGAGAAACAGAGTCAACAACATATTTTGCTTTTGATCCTATTGGTGGAGGAGTTACAGAGTTTGGTTCAAGTACAATGGGATTAGATATTAAAGGCGAGATAGGTAAAATAACAGTGAGCACATCATGAGTTGGACATATACAACATTAAAATCAGCGATACAAGATTATACGCAAAATACAGAATCAACATTTGTTGCTGATTTAGCAACAATGATTACTCAAGCAGAACAAAGAATTATTAAATCTGTTGAGTTACCAAACTTTAGAAAAAATGTTACTGGTAGTTTAACTTCTGGTAATCAATATTTATCTGCTCCTAGTGATTATTTATATCCATATTCTTTAGCAGTATTAGATAGCGATAGTAATTACAGTTATCTTTTAAATACAGATGTTAGTTTTATACGAGAAGCATATCCTGTAGCTGCTACAACAGGAACACCAAAACATTACGCACAGTTTGATGATGACACATTTATTATTGGACCAACACCTAGTTCAGGATTTACAGTAGAATTACATTATTTTTATATACCTGAATCTATATCAGCTTCTGCTGATGGCACTAGCTGGTTAGGAACAAATGCACCAGAAGTATTGTTATATGCTTGTTTATGTGAAGCCTATACCTTTATGAAAGGTGAGCCAGATATTCTTGTAAATTATGAAAAAAGATTTCAAGAAGCATTAGGTAGACTAACTTTAGAATCAGATGGATATAATCGTAAAGATGCTTATAGAGATGGACAGCGTAAAATAAATGCCTAACAAATGCCTATAAAAGAATTAGAAGGTTCAAATGTAGCTATAGTTGCTATGGGTCAAAGTCAAATAGACTTTCATCTTGCACAAACACACAGCGTAGAATTTGATGAAGTATGGGCAATAAATGCAATGATAGGTGTTTTACCTAGAATAGATAGAGCTTTTATTTTAGACCCTATGAGTAGATTTCTAGATACCGAAGATGCTGGAACTATGACTCCAATGATGCGTAAATACTTACCTCAGTGCGAGTTTCCTATTTATACTTGTGAATTAGATGATAGAGTTCCTACTGCAATAGAATATCCAATAGAATCTATTGTAGGTGATTTAGGTTGTTCTTATTTTAATAACACTATTCCATATACAATAGCTTATGCTTTATGGAGTAAAGTTAAAAAAATATCTTTATTTGGTATAGATTTTACTTACAGAAGCAATATGCATTTTGCAGAAGCTGGCAGATCATGTACTGAGTTTTGGTTATCTAAATGTATTGATGCTGGTATGCAAATAGAAGTAGCACCACGATCAACACTATTAGATACTGATATAGGTTTTGAAGAAAAACTTTATGGTTATCATAGATTAGATGATCCTAAAGTATCTTACCAAAATGGTGCAGGTATGAAGGTATGTAATCTTTCAGAAATGCAATTAGAGCCAGAAGTTAAACCTGTTGGCATAATTAATCGAAAAGATTTAAACTTAAACGAACCAACTGAACCAAATAAGTATTAATGCATACAGATGAATTTAAAATTGCGATAGGTGACTTAGGAGTTAAAACAACTCATAATAGAGGGCATACGCCTGAAGAAGTTGCAGAAATGGCAACAGATAAAATAATTTCTATAAGCGATAATGCTGACCCTATGGTAAAAGCACAGGCTCATGCTTTTAGAGATAGAACAAAAATGGTTATTACATATTATGTAAAAGAAGGTATTAAAAACCACATTTGCACAGTATGTAATGAATTAGAAAAACAAGGTCATAAAGACTTAGCA